AAAAGGTTATTATACTTAAAGAATTTAGTTCGTTCTTTTGTTGACAAATCATTCAGAGGTTTCGAAGGGGCATACTAAATAACTTGCAAAGCTGGCGAGGTTTTCCCAATTGAGGGTGTAGCCATCAAAATCAACGGTTTCATCCAAGATATATCAGATCGACCTAGATGTATTATGTGCCCATCAAAAACATCATTTGGGATAATACAGGCTATTATGTCTCTCTTTTACGAGATTCTTAAAGAAGCATTTCCCCAATTTATTCACTCTTACAAGAAGCGAGATTTAATTAGGAAGATCACAAAAGAAATAAGGAGGTCTGATTGGAAGTCACTCTCTATCGACGGATCTGCATGGGATTCATCCCAATTCGGAGACCTTCAATGGGTGGACACATACTTCTTGAACAACATAAAAGACTAGATCAGAGAGGTTATTGCTTTCAATTATAATCTTTTCAATCCAAACGCGAAAGATCATAACCCTTCAATCGATCTAATTTTCAAGAAAGTGATGAGTTGTTTTAATAACTTCATCAATTACGCATTCATGCACCTTCCTGGTTTTGATAACCCAACTCGCTGGAATAGGAAATAAGCCCAAATGTTTAAGGATTCAGGCTTAGAATCATATGGAGAAGATCCGGAAAAAAATTATGCATGTTTCCCATTATATGGCACAACCTTTTCTGGTTAGAGCTTCAGAACTACATTCGGCAATACTCTCAGACAAATGTGCTATGTATATTACTATTTAAGCTTCGAAGTGCAACAACCATGGCACTGTGACGACATAAAGATTTTTGTATCAGGAGATGATTGCGTAGTATTCACGTCAAAGGAATTAGCTCAGAGTTGCCGGAATGTCATTTTAGCTATGACGACAAGAGGAAGAGATGAACCAAATGAACATGTTCTAGGACAATGTATTAAGAAAGTAGAGTTAAATCCGTGGTTTATGTTTGATTTCTGTTCACTCTTGACGTTTTCATCTACTGGAGAGACTCACGATTTGCATTTAACTTCAAACATATACAAAGAACTCGCAACCAAGAACTATTTCTATGGCAAGAATAAAGCCATCATTCGCTGCCCGGTGACACATAGATTCCAATATTTCATAAAAGCGATACAGAACAAAGCATCGAGACTACATATAGACTTAGTTGCACTCTAAGTCTAATATTGCATTGAGAGAACGGGCATTCAGCTTACACCAGAAATGATTCAAGACACAATGATCAAAACTCAGGTCCACTACAAATTCACTTAACCAACCGATTTCCTTTTTGAGGAACAGATTGATAACATTCTAGGTCTAACTAGAGAGAAGTTGTACAGCTTTATTAAAACCAACACTCATGAGCTCCCATTGTTTAAAGGAAAGATGGAAAAGAAAGAACCCAAAACTTACGCACCAAGCATAGAGAAGGACAAATATTAATTCTACAAAGTAGGATAAGGACCCTTGTGTTTAGCAACAATTAGCACCGAAATTGCATTAGATGTCTTAGATTAAATGAATCCATAGATTATATACGCAGACAATGAACGTGATCCTAACACGCAAAGAATTAATTGTATGGCACTGATGAGTGAGAAAAATCGAGGATTACTAGTGTACGGCCCATACTTTGATTCAGAGAAAATTAGCGAATACATTAATCAGAGAGACATACCAGTCACTGTATGGGATAGAAATTGTGAAAGGAACTACACTAATGTGAGGGACAAATAGACACTATATGAGGATCAAATGACTGGTTTTGAACGTGACGAATACACAAATTATGGCACAAAGAATAACGTCTAACTAAACAAAATCAGTCTTGAAAATTTTTCACGACACTAGGCATACACTCGAAAAGGAGATATCAATAAAGATTTCCTTGCTTACAACAACCCGAAATTAAAGGACAAATACGTAAAGTATGCAATGAAGGACGTTATAGTCCTTAGAGAATCAGATGTACCATCAATTACAAATAGCGTAGTCTTCGAAGGTATTAGACATTCAATTCCACCGTAGAAAAACAAAGAGTATGAGAGCATGGTATCCCAATGTAAATATAGAAGACAATAAGCAATAACATTTAGTCAGCTGAGTAACAAGATATCATAGCAGGTAGGATACGACGTAGCGATAGTAAACTGTGGATCTTCTCATAAATTGCTGAACTACTCCGAAGACGGAGATTGTTGCGCGGCGCAATCAATATTCTACTCATGGTACGCACAATACATGAGTAGATAGAAGAAAAAGACCATTAAGAATTTTATCTCATCCCTAGAGCTAGCTGACTTGAATAGTAACCCTCCTACATACAATACTGGACCTGCAAAAGGAATGGCTACAACTTGAGTAAGATTAATCTAGCGAAATTATTTTCTGTAGCCCAACAATAACATGGTCTGAATATGACATAGATATAGAAGTACTTTAAGGGTGGTACAGACAAAGAATTGCATATATGGACTCCTTAATATTTGTCAGGGAGGCACACAAATGAAGCTATCAGAGACGGCGACATTCATATCGTCATATATAGAGGTCATGCATACTCAGTAGTACCTATGACTTTTCTTAATGAAGAAACGGGCTTGTTCGTCCCGTTCAGGGAACTAGCAAGAGATTGTAGCTGCAAATGCTGGTAAAGATATCACGGATCTGATATGGAGCGATTACATCGAGATTCCAGATTAATTCGACACTTTGGTCACCATGGATTAAATGATGCCAAATCACAGTCAATGGTGGGCTTAGGAATGATACGAATAGCTCATACAAAAC